TTGCACTCTTTTCTCCCAACGCTTCTACCTCATCTTGGGTGAATAGATGCGCGCCGTTTGGTTCAACCCTTGCGGTCATGGCAACTAATTTAGCACGGGCATTTTGTAGGTTCATATTGCCGGTCATCTTGCCTTTTTTGACCCCAACCTGCATAACCTGCAACTCAAAGGCATCTCGATCTTTACCGGATAAGCCCTGCATACAAACCGTGCTATCAGCCTCTCCCCATTCTGGAGTAGGGACATCCTCAAACGGCAGGTCGTTTGCCTCAAATACCATTGCGGATTTAGTTATTCTCATATTCCCTCCGAACTAAAAGCTTGCTTCTTTGATTTCTTCTGGAGTGGCTTCACGGTTGAGCAGCACCCCATCAGCGAGATAGCCGTACCAGACGCTGACTGGAGTTGTGTTATAAGCACCGATCACGGTTTTGGTAGCATCAAGAGCGCCTGCCCATACACCCAGGCCTGTTTTGTCAACGCTGGTCTGTACCCCATTGTAGAAGGCCCGCACCTTGTTATTGGATTTCGACCAGGTCAGTCCCAGGCGCATAAAGTTTGTAGGGGTAACGGCCAACGTAACAGAAAGAGCTGTACCACCAGCGTTGTAAAGCCAGGTCAATGGGTTACTTGCATCTTTGTAGATGCGAATGGTATTGTTGCCATCCACAGAAAAATGGATAATCCAGCGAGTAACAGCATCCGTCCACACCCCCGCGTCGTAGACCTTCGGCCATATCAGGATCGTCCCCTCCGCCCCGTTGAACGCATTTGCAAAGGCAGTCGAGAAAATATTGATATAGCCAGCCGTGCCGTCAAAATAGGGGACGTGATAACCGTGAATACCGGGATAGCCAAAGCCCAAACCTACTGACGCGCCATCGAGCTCATTGATGGGAGCGAGCAACTGGAAGTCATCGAAATAAGCAATGGCACCCGCTGCGATTGCGGTATAGAGATAGAACTGTATGGAAGTACAACCAGCAGGAATGGTAATCGAGCCCGTGACCTGTACATACGTTGTGCCAGCAACGCCTGTAGTACCTATTGCCACCAACCAATTTAAATGCTGCATATCCTTAATGCCGTATTGCCCGGCATTTGTACCATCTCCCCGTGTCCAGAAGGAATAGGTATAGGATTGTCCAGCAACAACGGTTATTGACACAGTAGACATCTCGGGCGTGTCTGTAATATATGTTAATTTGCATGCCTTGAGACCCGAATGTACTAATGTACCTTCGGCGGCAATTGCTCCGTCTCCAGCGTTTTCGCTCCACGAAGCAAATACGTCTAACCCGCCAGCCCCTGCTACTTCAAAGCCGGGATTGACGACGATATTGCCCTTGTTCGGTCCGATATTATGGACTACCGTATCATTCTCTTCCCATACCGGCCAATAAGCGATTATGGACGTACCGAATAGTCGCTTGATCTTGTCCGAATAAGCTTGTTTGATAAAGTAATTAGGTAGCATGGCGACCACCTAGCTCAAGAGTGCGCAATTTAGTTTGAAGTACAGGTCTAACGAAGCATAGGTCGGTGCGCCACGAGTAACGTAAGCACCATAGATTTTCTTGAGAGCTGCTGTACATTTATACTGGACTGGATTGCCTGCCCAAATGCCTATAGAGTTGGCAGCATTCAGATAGTAAGTAATGATGGGAATGACGCCGAGGAAGCAAGAAAGCATCTTCGCGTCAGTAATCGTCCAGGCTGCATTATCAACGGGTACAGTAGGATCGGCATCGAACAGCCATAACTCACCCGCGAGAGATTGTAAAGCCTTATCGATCAGAATTGCACCGACGATTTCACCGTAACCACCAAGATTTTGCGCAACAGTGAACTCCATCGGGGTTGTGGTTGTACCAACATAATCACCAATCGAGTATGCACCCGCAACGGTCAATGCTGGATTAGCCACGGCGATAAGTTTATCATTGGCAAGAATTACTTTAGCCATTGTTATTCTCCTATTGAAAAATAGGGGCGAGTTGCCCCGCCCCTTTATTTATGCAAGCGTGGGTACGCCGGTGATTTGCAGGGTCAAAGAGGCTGTGAAATCCCCCTTAACTGGTGCTTTCATGGCGAACTCTTCAACGTATGCTGAAAAGGCCCAAGTTACTGGGGCCAACAGCGGGAAGACGATCTGGAAGTTGCGTTTGGTCTTTAGCTTCCAGTCCTTGATTAACCCAGCGGTATAGCTGTGGGTTGCATCGGACAGGTCTAAACCAAGCTCGCACTTAACCTTGCCCATTGTCAAAGTAGTCGGCAGATATTCATCGAACCCGCCAGATGAATGATGGGTAACGTCTTTCATGTTTGCTTTCAGACCGGGACCGTCAATGTCTCTAACTTCGGCGATGGTCGTGAAGACTTCGGGGGTTGCGGCATTACCTCTTTTTAAGAGCGTGCCGTGAGCAGGAATAGTCATGTGTGCGCTCCCTTAGTCCGTCAGTCTCAAGACGAGGAAACCAAGATCGGCGGCACTTGCCACAACGACGAGGTATCCAGAAGCGTCCACCCATCCAGCTAGCTGGAACTGCGGGAAGACGGCGTATTCCCCAATCCCGATTGAGTAGGCTGTGATATTGCCGGTACGGTTGTATGGATCGGCAGAGCTTTCAACCGTTAGGGTAATAGCGCCAGCGCCACCATGCACAATCAGGATGTCTTTGCCACCAAGCTGCCAGTGAGCCTTATCAGCGAAGTCAGCACCGGATAATGTAAAAACCACATCCAGAGCGTTCGCGGTAATCGGCAGAGAGGGATACTTGGCTGGCATTTGTGTGATAGGTATTGCTAAAATAGCCATGAGTGTTCTCCTTAGTAGTATGCTTACGATTATTCGTTTACGAAACAGAACCAGTCAGCAACCGTGCCATATAATCCAGCATCGGTCGTAACATCAAGTTCATTCTCCCAAAAGGTCTTTTTGATATGCAGACTGTTGAGAGAGTTGAGTGCGGCAATTACCTGATCTCGGGCGGCACGGGCAGATACATAACTTGTACCCCATACAGCGATTTGATATCTGACCATCCCAGCTCCGCTTCTCCCTGAATGGGAATAGCGAGGGATAGTCGATACTCTCAAGTAGCTTATACTTGGGAAGGTTGCGCGTTCAGGTATACGTTTGGGATACACTCTGCCAGCGACGAGAGCCACATTCAGTGCGGTAGCAAGCTCAGTTTCAATCATTCGAGCCTCTTGTTGATTTCATCTATGAGGATATTCACGGCATCCTCTTTGCCTTCATCTATCGCTGGACGTAAGTAAGGTTGTGCTTCACGACGAGCAGATCCATATTCCACGACTGCCGCATAGTCTGCATCATATACAACCTGCGCGCCGTCCTCTGCCTTTTCAATAGACCCAGATTGCTTTAGATGTCCTGTCTTTACAGGTACAAGGTCTTGTGAGATTTCAAAGATAGGTTCGAGAGCCTTTGCGCTCATCTCCTGTATGGCTTCGGGACCAAGACGGGCTATGATATCTGCGATGTTCTTATCCAGCTCATCCAGACCAATTACTTCAGTCATGCCGCACCATAAGGATCTTCCTTGTAGCGCAAGGAAGTAATCACCATGGCAGTTGAGCTCAGGTATTTGAAGGCATCGGTATATGCCATCTGAAGCGTCTTGAGCGCCTGTTCATGGAAATTGGAGGGCTTTACTGCACCGGCGCTATCGTAGATATGATCGGCAGCAACGGCCTGTACAACGGCGTACCACGCACAATAGCGTGCTATGGCGCGTATCTTGACGATGTTGGTACACAGGGCTATGGTAGCTACCCCATATTCGAGTATGGCAGAATTGACGGCTTCATCATAGCTCAGAGCAGCGGTCCAACCCATTTCAGTGGCGGTTGCACCAAGTTCGGCATGCATGAAATCCGCTAGAGTGGCTTCGGTATAGATTACGGGTATAGTCATGGTGTTTTCGACGTCGAAAACTGCTCGTTTATCTTTATGAGTTTCTCGAGGATCAGGAGTTCCAGCATCAGCATTAGCCGGTATTCATCCATTGCATATTCCCTTCAAGGGGAGCCAAGGTGGGAGGGCACACCTCAACTCCCCTTCATTTATGATTATTCGGACTAAATTAGTCTAGTCCACGATCACTGCATCCGCCCAACCAGCGCCGTTATCGAAGTGGGCTGCACCGTTGGTTCTTGTCCAGGCACCAACGCCGAACTCAGCTTCCATGTACTGAGCCTGTAGCGGATAATCTTCCCATTCTGCGGCGATCTTCAGCGCCCAATTGCCTCTGCGGTGACGCAGGACAAGAGGTTTGCGAGGATCGGCGCTATCCCAGATGAAGGAATAGTGAGAGGGTATCCAGGACTTGACCCAGACCTCAGCCTGATACCAGAGACCGATTGCTCGGTTATCCAGTCGGCTAATGTCCAGACGAGTACCAGAGGCATTGAAACCTAAACCGGAAACAGGCATAGGAACGATCAAGCGTGGATCAATATAGGGCACGAAATCCCCTGCGCCTGGTCCGAAGGCACGAACTGCGCCTTCCTGAGCAACGTTGATTGCCATCTTGATGGCTCCACCATGTCCGTGTTCGACTACGTTGTTGATATTGGCCTGAACTAAGGCTTCGGTCAAACCACCTGCCGCAGCGGTATAGTGCTGGACGGACGCACCGGTGAATACCTCACCATTGGGGCCATTGGGTACAACGGCGCCATCGGCATTCAGGAAACGCTTGACGTTGAGGGCAACATTATCAACAAGGAAGTCATTGGACACGTAGTTGGTATCGTCGAGGATTGCACGGGCAATTTGGGCGCGGATTTTGCGTAAGTGAGCGGTTTGCGCACTTGCGGTTTTCTGCACGAGATCACCAACGGTTGCATTCTCGAGATATTTACGAGACCAACCTAAACCGAACTGGTAGAGACGTAATGGGAAGCCACATTCGGCCCCCACGGTCTGTGCCTGCGTGGGTGCAAGACCAAACTCGTCTACTTCACTCATCACGGCGTCCTGCGAAGAGCCGTATAATCTACGGGCATCTTCGGTAACTTCGCACAACTCGGTCAGCATCTGACCGACAAGTGCATTATGATTAGCAACATCGGCCTGTAACACGGCGGCGATATTGTCGAAACCGAACGCTTTTGCATTTGCAAAACGAGCGGCGAATAGATCAGCTAAGGTATAAGTTCCGACAGGCATGGTTGATCTCCCTATGCGTCACGAGTGACACGAATTGTGCTGGCGGTAACGGCTCTCGCCACACCAACAGCATCGCCCGCGGTCGCCACATCGTACAGCGCGCCGGGGGTTGCGGACAGATAATAAGTGTCCGAGGGAGTTAAGCCAGACCCATAACGGAAGATAGTGCCAGCTCCGAACAGGGTGACAGGTTCACCTATAGCGACTGCACGGGCAGTAAAGCCTGCGATTTTGGCTTTGATATCCGCGGCAGTACCATCGCACATTTTAACAGTTCCATCTGCGGCAATATAGCAGGGAGCCCCGATATCCAGGGCTTCACCAGCAATTAAGCCGGAGATCTGACCCGCTTTCATGGCGGTGGCTGTATCTACGCTACAAGTACCTTTAGTGATATTTGCAGCCATCTAAGCTCCTAAAGACTAGATTGAATAGTTGTTGGCGCGTGCCTTAGCTGCGAGTTGCTCATCCGTGCCGGGAGCGGTATGCTCCGGCTTGGGTATGATGGGGAGCGGTTTGGAGGTTTGGTCGGTATTTTCTGCCAACCATGTTAATTGCTCAAGTGGGTCCAGTTTCTCAAGTAATTTGGCCACTGCTGGGGTGATACCCTTTTTACGTTCAGTCAGCATCGCAGCCACATTCTTGCGATAAGCGTCCAGGACTTTCTTGATTTCCTCGGTCTCTCCCGCCTTTACTTTCAGGCTATTCATTTCCTCGGATAGCTTGACCTTCTCACGTTCCAAGCGGTCACGCACGATATCGTTCACTTGCTCCTGTGTAAACAACTTCCCTTGATCCGCGGGAGGCGTAGTTGTAGTTGTTACGAGGGGTATTACGGTTGTTTCGGTCATGTCACTCCTTTACCCATTTTTATCGTCGATGGCATCCAGGATAGAAGCCGCCGTATGGTGTAGATGATTGCTTTTTGTGAACTATATGAAAAGAACAATAACGTAAAAAGAAGTTTTCGGCGTCGAAAAGTCAGGCGTCGTAACCCATATTCTGTTGTAGCAATTCAGGGGAATTTTAGACATCGAAAGGGCAGTGGCAAACTGCCCTTTCCAAAAGAGGTGCTCAATGAGAAATATACAATCCGTACGAACCCCTATTATACCATAATATTGATGATTTGTCAAGTAAAATAGATTAATATTAGATTAGAGTTTGCATATAGTATTTATTTACCCATTGACAAATCCCACGAGGTAGACTATAAAATCAGTACCTCGGTACAGTAGCCTTAACAGCAGAATTGGTCAACCGGAGATACAGTAACTTACGTCACAAGGTAGGCTAGTAAGCGGGTGTCGCCAAGCGGTAAGGCAGTAGCTTCCCAAGCTACTATTCGTGGGAAGGGGGATTTTAGAGGTCAAAAATAGCCCACCTCGGTACCAGTAGCCTCTGTCCCTGGTAAGGTTACTGTACCCAGATCTATCGAGCCATCATTAACAAAGCGCAGTAGCCTAAAGCCCTAGAACGGGCGTTCTATCAATTTACGTATCCAAATGACCTATAAAGGGAGAAGTGCCCATCCTAGACGACCCCGTGGGCAAATAGACCTATTCCAGAACGGTCTCTCCGGGTGCATTGCAATTGGCGCAGAGCACCCGGAAGCCCTCTGGCCATTGATTTTTCCTTAGCCAACGATAGATACCGGAGCCTATTTGTTTTCGATGCTCGGTGCCTCCCCCATTGATATGATCGATCTGTAGGAACTCGTCTGTTGTATCCCCACATTTGGCGCATTTCCCTCTACCATAATGCCATAGGGCCTCAATGCGATATAACCTATAAAGTCGCATCGTCTGATCTACGGGCGCTTTGATAGCATAAGGCTGGTGAGGGCAATAGCCATGTACACCCCTGGACCAGTTGCAGTCGGCGCAAAGTATCTCAAAACCATCAGGGTAATTGTTCGCTCTTAGCCAATAAAGGATAATATCACCGGTTCCTATCTCTTTACGGAGACTACCATTTAGATGATGAATTTGTAAGAAAGCGGGTGTTCTCTCACCGCAGCATGCGCACCTGCCGCCATAATGATGGATGGCATCCGCGCGTAAGTTATCACGGTATATTTTGGCGGCGATCCTTGCTTGCTCGCGATGGTTTGCATGCCAATCGCGTTGGTAATTTCTTTGTTCAATTGTTGACATTGTATGCTCCTCTTGTACATCTTAGTTTTCGACGTCGAAAACTCAGCGATAAAGTTGATCTCCGTGACTATAAGCCATGTGTTTTACTCTCGATGTTGAGATCTGCGCCTTGACTTTGCCATGACCGATGTGTTTTGGGCTGTTTTGCCGCTGCCCTGTCCTAATTCCCCATCCAGTTCCGGCGCCTTTCCTTTTCCAACCGACCGCCGTTCTGTGGCGGTACGGCGTTCTTTGCCGTGTTCTTTCTCTTTCTTTGTTTTCTGTTCTTTGTTGATAATTTTTATCTTGATTTCAAGTAGGTATTGAGTTATTATTAAATGAGTTCTTATTTGGGGGGAAATTTTCCCCCACCCCCCCCTATTTCCTGTGTTTTGCCTTAGCATATTCGAGATTGCGTCGCCAGA